ATACACTCTCTCTATATAATAAATTTTCTATACAAAAGTACCAAACTTACCCCTTCACCCCGCAGATAGCCTGCAAATTACATCAAAACTCATGGAAACTGGTCAAAAAACAACAGACTGTCTGCAATGTCAGGCGTACGAGCGGCAAATTGCAGTTCTCGACAATCTCAACTTTCGGCTGGCAATGCGGAACGACAAACTGGAATCCATGCGCGAGGCGTTGCGACAGGCTGCAATTGGTGAACTCTGCGGCATCGAGATTGGCGAACCTGCAGACCTAACGGGGCTGGAGGAACGTGAATGATTGGCAAATGGGCTGGGAGCCTGGACAACTCGCCGAGCGGCTGCTACTCGTGGGCGACGACGAGGCGCTTGCGTGGGCCGTCACCGAGGAGCAGGTGCGGTACGTTGCGCATGTCTACGGCTGGCCAGAGTGGCGAGTGCGGCAGATAATGCGAAATCGGGCAACGTGGATGCGGTTTTTCGGTAGAACACAAACAACAAAATGAAAAAACAACACATAGGACTAATCGGGCTTGCAGGCGCGGGCAAGGACACGGCAGCTTTGGTATTAATGGACCGAGGCTGGAAGCGCGTTGCGTTTGCGGACGCTCTAAAAGGTCGGGCGATATACCTCGGATGGGACGGACGCAAAGACGACCGTGGGCGGCAACTGCTCTGCGATCTGGGCATGGCGATGAGGGCGTATGACCCCAACCACTGGATCAACCACGCACGAGCGGCAATGCGTGGCAGGCCGTGCGTATTTACCGACGTTCGGTTTGCTAACGAGGCTGAATTCATCCGCGCTGAGGGCGGCATCATCGTCCGGGTACTACGCGAGGGGCTGGAGGTCGGCGAGCACGAGTCGGAGGCGGGGCAACGAAGGATCCATAGCGACCAGAGCATCCTCAACGACGGAACTATTGAGGGACTGCACGAGCAGTTGCTGGAGATAGCGGAGGCAAATTTGTGAACAACGAAAACCACAGCTTAGAATTAAATCGCATCGCCGCTTACGTGGAAGACTTTGCGGAAACAGAAAATGACACCACGCTGTTATGTGTGTTGCGGCTTTTGGTGGCTTATCACGAGCTAAAACAGGCAGAACTTTACAGAGCAATTGAACGCGAGGAGGGAGAAGTATGACTAACGAACAAATTAACGCGGCCATCGCTAAGGCGTGTGGTTGGAAACCAAAAGAAGAAACAAACGGTGTGCCTTGGTTATGGATCCGCACAAACGTTAATAGCATAGTTGAGAGCATTATCGAACCATTACCATACTGCAACGACCTCAACGCAATGCATGATGCCGAATGGAGTTTAACCGACGACCAACTATGGCGCATGGCTCGAAATATCGAACGCAACGACGAGCAATGGTATTTCCGAGCAACCGCTCGCCAACGCGCAGAGGCATTTCTGCGCACGCTTGGTAAATGGGAAGAATAAATTATGAAATCAAAAACAGAAACACTGGCCGCAGCTTTGCGGATTTTAGCCAACGACATACAGTCGCCTGACGACATACCGGCAACGTGCCTGCGTGAGGCGGCTGACAGGCTGGAGGAGTTGCAAAAAGAACGCAACGAAGCCCGAGCCGAGGTGGCGAGGTTGAAGGCAGACAAGTTAATTACCGCAGCACGGGAGGCAAAATGACCGACGAAACAGAACAAGAAGAAGAGCCGCTGACCATCGAGCAAAAACTACGCATTGAGTTAGCGTGGCGAACCTTAGAGCGAGACCGGGCGCTCGCTGACGTTAAGGATTTACGACGCAGATGCGCAAAATGTGTTGACGCACCCTCGGACTAGGTGGCAGTGTCGCATTCGGTAAGTCGAAACGAGATAGCGGGCGGCGCACGTGCGCACGGGATGGGCATTCTGTTGCTGGCCTTGTTGGCTGGCTCGCCCGCTGTCAACCTTTAACTCATGTACGAGACACACACGAACGCACACTTTGACGAACCCGAACCACTCGGGCTTGAGCAGATGCTAGAGGAGTCGGGCCTGTCGCCGACCGACGTGCAGCAGGCCGCCATGGTCTGCGAGGCGTACAGTCAGCGCGAGCGGGCGCACGCGGTCAGCGTCATCGTGCCGCGCTTACTTGACTGGGTGCTTGATGGCAACGCCAAGGCCAACCCACTTGCAAGGCCGCTGGCATTAGCCTGGGCGCTCGGGCACGGGGCCAGCACGCAGCACCGCTCGATGGCTGAGTCTGCCGAGGCTGTTGGTATGAGCAGAGCGGGCATGCAGCAGCTCTGCGCGAGGGCAAAAGCGCACCTTGGGCTATGACCCCCGGTAAGGAATCTCTTTACGCGACCCTTATTCGGGGTGTTGGTCCAGACGTGTGCTCTCTTTTTGTGCGAAAATCGAAAAATTTCAGGTTCGCTTTTCGTGGTAATTTATTAGATTTTGCTTTAAAATTGTAACACGTTGCGAAATGTTAATTATTTTTAAAAATCAACCTAGCTCCTCTGAAGTTCGAGCTGAATTAAAACGTCAAGGGAATCCGGTGTTGCTCTCATTTTCTGCGGGCAAAGATGCCGTTGGCGCTTGGTTAGCCGTGCAAAATTTGGGAATTGAAATAGTCCCATTTTATATGTACAGCGTTCCCGATTTAGAATTTGTTGAAATGGGATTGCAATATTACGAAAAGTTTTTTGGGCAACAAATTAAACGCTACCCAAACCCAGCTTTGCATCGGCAATTGAGAGCGTTTATGTTTCAAGCTCCTCAAAATTTGGCAATTTTAGAACATGCAGATTTGCCCAATTTTGATTATGCCGACCTTGAAACCAGAATAAAAGCTGACTTAAAGCTCTCATCTGAAACATGGACGCTTTCAGGGGTGCGTGCGGCGGATTCTTTGGCAAGGAGAACTTCAATTTTACGTTTTGGGCCATTCATAAAAAGCAAAAAAAAATGCTTACCGATTTGGGATTGGAAAAATGACATGTTGAGTTGTGCGCTGCGTGGCGCAGGCGTAAAACTTACAATTGATTACAAATTGTTTGGGCGAAGTTTTGACGGCGTGGATGCTCGATTTTTAGGGCCTATCAAAAAACATTTTCCAAGGGACTTTGAAAGGATCCTTGAATGGTTTCCCCTGGCTGATTTGGAGCTTTTTAGACAAGAAAATTTATGAAACTTGAAGACCTAAAGCCGGAGATTGAAAATCCATTAAATATTGTCATGACCGGAGACGCCGAAGTGGATTCCAAAACCGAACTAAATGAGGTGTTGTCATTATTCAAAAAAAATGCAGCTCAAGAAAAGTCTACCTTTGTAGACAACACAGACAGTGAATATTGGTTTGCGGTTTGCTTTGCAAATCGAGCGCAAAAAAACCAATTTTTAGAGAAATTATGCGGCGGAACTTTGGGAGATAAATACATTAACGGTGAGCATTTAGCTAAAGTGCTAGGAATTACATTGACTCCGCAAAATAAGCCAAAAGCAAAGCCGTTTAAGAAGTTGAAATTGATTGACGAGGTCGGAATAATTGAGTAACCTGAAAATCTATGAGAGGCGCAAATATTGGATCTAAGACGGCTATGTTTAGAGCTGCGCAATCAGCAGCTTCGGCAAGTTCGTCCGGTAGTTAGCATTACAGAGGGGAGCGACTCTTGCAATAACGCTCATTTTTAATGGCGCAAGAAGTCACGGTGGATATTTTGACGGAGGTTTTTGGGGTTACAAAACGGAGAATCCAAGAACTTGCAAAAGAAGGGGTTGTGAAAAAAGCAAGCCATGGGAAATATTTGCTGTGGGAAAGTGTCAAAAATTACATTTTGTTTTTGAAGAAATCAGATTCCGCAAACGTTGGATCTGACGTGAGTTCGGGCGCGAGCGTAGATGAAAGCGCACCTGAGATGAAAAGGCGCAAATTGGTTTTAGAATGCGCTAGACTTGATGTGCGATTACAGGCCGAAAAAGGAAAATTGATAGATATTGCGGCGGTGGCTGAGGCAAATCAAACCATTGCGTCCGTGCTCTGCTCCGAGGGGCAGGCCATGATCAGCGACTTACGCGGGCAGCTCGCGGGGCTGGATGAGATCACAATCGGCGAAAGGCTAACGGCACGATGGACGCAACTTTTAGATGCGACGGGGCGACGATTGCAAGAGCCGACAACGTAACGCAACCAAGGCCCGCGCTTAACTGTCGCGGGTCGTTTGCTTTACGGCGCACGCTATTGTATGGCGGCGCAACAATTATTAACGGGCTTTGCTCGCGGAATTCACCTTCCGTTTCAGGGCAACCCGCTGGACTGGCTGGAAGAGCACGTTCAGTTTCCGCACTCGGCACGGTCGACGCGGTTCACCCGGCAACAAGGCCCGTGGTGGAATGACGTCATCGCTGAGTTCTCCAATCCGAGGACGCGGCAAATTTACGTCAGAGCATGTACGGGCGCAGGCAAGTCAACGCTCCTGGAGGCGCTCTCAACGCTGATTGTAGCGCACGATCCGGGTCCGAGTTTGTTTATTACGCAGACCGACCAGACTGCGGTGGACTGGATGGAGCAGCGGTTGCTCCCAGTCCTACACAGTTGCGGGCCTGTGGCGGCGCTGATGCCAAGCAATCGGTTCAAGGTGCGCAAAGACGCCATCATTTTCCCGCACATGGCGCTAATGGCGGGCGGCGCCAACGTGTCCAACGCGCAGGAGAAAAGCGTGAAGCATTTGTTCCTCGACGAGGCGTGGACGTACTCAAATCTCATTGG